CTTTTCTGACGAAGAATCATGCAACGCCATGCTGGTACTGCTCGACATTGCTCACACCCATGGAGTGTCCCCTGTGTCACTCGCTTCCATTATTCGAGCCACAGGCAAGAAGTCTATCGACATGGCGGCTGCCACGATGCTCCTCGACTACTATCCCCCTGGCGAAAGCGGCGACGAAGGAGAACAAGAAGACGATGACGAGACCGAGTCCGAGTCAATGAGCAAGCGGCAGCGCGCTCGCAAATTCGTTGAAGACGAAGCAGATGAAGAATAAATTCAATCATCTTCAAACACCAGACCATAGTCGCTTGCAGCCATGTCGAACGGCGAGTGGCTTCCATGATGCCACATGCGGCGCTTCACAAAGCGGGCGTTGAGGAACTCATTCAGGAGATATAACATCTCCGTCAACCCCTTTTCGCTGCGAATAAGGGGCCAGACACGATTGTGCAACTTGTCGAACAAGAACTCAAGAAAGTCGCCACGGATGTTGGCCTCGCCCATGTCAGTGATCCACTTAGAGAACTTCTTCTCAGCCGACGGATACACAGTCTCCATCGCATTGATCATGCGCCAAAGTCGACCTTCCATGTAGTAGCGACCCATCTCAAAGTCTTCTTGGTCCATAACCAAGGCAGGGTCGGTACCGACCTGATTCAATCCTTTCCATTGCATAATGGAAGCCTCACGGCGCGTAGTGCCGAAGAAATCAGCGCCAGCTTGACGACGAGACATATTTGGTTCTTTGCGTTAGCAAAGAACAATGGGGGGTCTGCAAAGAACTTTGGCACAAAGTTCTGCTATTATTACCCCCCACTTTTTGCCAAATGCCAAATTTCGGCAAAAAGTATTCTGGCAAAAGGTTTCACTTTTTGCCAGAAAAAAAAAATAGTATAAAAGGAAAAAAGAAAGATTTGCTTCATCCCTACATGAAAATCAACAATGAGCGGAAAACGCAAGTATGGAGCGATGAGCACAGCTCAACTTCTGAAGAAGGCCCGCAAGTACACGAAGCAACGTGCCAGTGCCCAACCATCCCTCCAGCGTGCGGTCAATGCGGCCGTCCGAAAGACTGTCGAAAAGAAGGGCGTGGATACGCCGCTGGACTTCACGACGATCGTGTCGACGACAAACAGCAACGGCTCGGCGGCGTGCCTGAACCTGATTCAGGCCGGAACGGGCTCGTTCAACCGAGTGGGCCGCAAAGTGCACCTCCAGTCTTTGCGCGTGCGCGGGGAGCTGCTGTGGACACTGGCGCCGCAGTCGACGACGTCGAACTACACCGGAAACACGGTGCGAATGGTCGTGGTCTGGGACCGACAGCCGAGCGACAGCGCGATCCCAACATTCGACACGGTGTTTGGGGTGACCGGTCAAGATTCAAGCGAAACCAGCTCGTTTTTGAATCCGGTCAAGTACGACAACATGGACCGATTTTCGGTGCTGCGCGACTGTGTCGTGACGTTCGAGCCGCCGATCTACAATGCGGCGGCGGGAACGCAGAATCGCGTGCAAGTGCGCAAGACGTTTGACGAGTTCATCAAGCTCAACGGCAAGGAGACCGTGTATTCGGCGACGACAAACCCCCTGCAGGTGACCGCCATCGCGTCGGGAAGTCTCCTCATCTACTTTCGTGCGGCAGAGAACACGTCGCCGGCGAACGAGGTGCAGGTCTCTGCGGCGACATCGTTCACGCGCTTGCGCTACATTGATCCGTGATCAAAAAGATTGAAAAATCCAAGAAAAGTATCGTTTTTATAAACTATTCCTGCATGAAAGCAATGCCTTGTGCATGCCCCCACTCGATCCATTCGGTGCAAGTATCGCAGAGACCATCTACAAATAGCATAGTCATGCAGCCGCGGCAGCGGCGAAGCGGTGGCTGAGAATGAATATCCTCCACAGGAGACATGGCGAACTCCGGCTCCGGAGTGCCAAAGAAAGCCCAATCGTTCATCAGATCGATTGGCTCCAAAGCGGCAGCTTCCGGTTGATTTTCCTCTACCACGGGGCGAACCCAGTTCGTCGTCATGTGAATGACCTCGCCGTGCTCGCCGGTCAGTCGGCGTTCCATAGGCCCAAGGCCTATATTCTTCCACCATTGAGACGGAGGTTCGTTTGACGTAATAATAATACGTTTGGCGACAAACGGCGTAGAACCGCCCTTGTTTTGGACCATGATCGGAGTAGAATCACAAAGACGCTGCATGGTAATGCGCTTGATCCAGCCGTAGAACTCGTCGATTACGACGACCTCCTGTCCATCGTAGCCGTCCCACCAGACCGTGCCGCCGTCCGGTTGCGGTAGCCAATAGGCGGAATCACCGGCCTCGAACTTGGCCCGTTGGCTCTTGCCAATGCCCGGCGCGCCCCATAAGACTGTCACCTTGGTGATCCAGTCTCGCGCAAGATGATGCTTGAGTTTGCGGTAGCGTTCGAAAGCTTTGTAATGACGTGCCCACGCGCCGAAGTGCGCTTCAGCGACATCCAGCTCCGATGCGCCGTTGTCGATCAATTCTTTGCAAGCAATCAAATCGCTGCGCTGGCCCTGGCCACTGGCAATGCCTTCGTCACTGCCGTGCTCCCAATAACCGCCAAGACGTTGACCAGCGGCAGCTGTGCAATGTTTGCAGTCGCAACCCTCAACTGGCTTCATGCAGTAGTGCTTCGCTTCCTCGTGCGTCCCAAGACGCGGGGACCAGTGTGCCTCGTACACGGTCCACTTCTTAATCCATGCCATGCGTTTCACGTTTGTGAAGCAGACATAGCCTTGCAAGTGTTCCGTGCCTTGGTCACCCTTCTCGTGTTGCCATATGACGTACTTGACGTCAGGCCACACGTTTGGCGGTAGCTGCTCAATCGTAGGATTGTTGAGCGTGAAGCACCAGAATTTGCCCCGGAAATTCGACATAGTTGACCGTCAGGATTATCATAGAAAAAGATTTTTCTATTTTTTTTTTACTTCACCGGAATTCACGGCCTCCCGTGAAGCCCTGTGAATTTTCCCCTCTTAGGATTTTTTGGCAAAAAGTTTTAATTGCCAAACAAAAATGAATGAAATTCATTTCACCCACATCAACATGGCAACATCAACAATGAATGGTGAAACTAAAACTGGAAGTTCGACAGCGTCTGCTCAGACCGCGTTTGTCGAGGCGCAAGTGCGTCTTGGATACTCGATGGCCGATGTTCAGATGTGGCAAACCCTTTGTCGGAAACTTTGCTTTTCTGACGAAGAATCATGCAACGCCATGCTGGTACTGCTCGACATTGCTCACACCCATGGAGTGTCCCCTGTGTCACTCGCTTCCATTATTCGAGCCACAGGCAAGAAGTCTATCGACTTGGCATCTGCCACGATGTTGCTCGACTACTATCCCCCCGGCGAAACCGACGGAGAAGAAGAAGACAAAGACGAAGACGACGACGACGACGAAGGAACAATCTCCGAGTCCATCAGCAAGCGTCAGCGCGCCCGCAAGTTCATTGACGACGAAGCAGATGATGAATAAAATTTAATCATCTTCGAACACAAGACCATAGTCGCTTGCAGCCATGTCAAACGGCGAGTGACTGCCGTGATGCCACATGCGACGCTTGACAAAGCGCGCGTTGAGGAACTCATTCAGGAGATACAACATCTCCGTAAGCCCCTTTTCGCTGCGAATAAGGGGCCAGACACGATTGTGCAACTTGTCGAACAAGAACTCAAGAAAGTCGCCACGGATGTTGGCCTCACCCATATCAGTGATCCATTTGGAGAACTTCTTTTCAGCAGATGGATACACGGTTTCCATCGCGTTGATCATGCGCCAAAGGCGGCCTTCCATGTAGTAGCGACCCATTTCGAAATCCTCCTGATCCATCACCAAAGCAGGGTCGGTACCGACCTGATTCAATCCTTTCCATTGCATAATGGATGCCTCACGGCGCGTCGTACCGAAGTAATCAGCACCAGCTTGACGACGAGACATATTTGGTTCTTTGCGTTAGCAAAGAACAATGGGGGGTTCTCAAAGAACTTTGGCACAAAGTTCTGCTAGTATTACCCCCCACTTTTTGCCAAATGCCAAATTTCGGCAAAAAGTATCTTGGCATAAAGTTCCACTTTTTGCCAAGAAAAAAAAATAGTATAAAAGGAAAAAAAAAAGATTTGCTTCATCCATACATGAAAATCAAGAATGAGCGGAAAACGCAAGTATGGAGCGATGAGCACAACTCAACTTCTGAAGAAGGCCCGCAAGTACACGAAGCAACGTGCCAGTGCCCAACCATCCCTCCAGCGTGCGGTCGCTGCGGCCGTCCGAAAGACTGTGGAAAAGAAGGGCGTGGACTTTCCGTTGGCGGATGGCAATCCGATCGTGTCGTCGACGACAAGCAACGCGTCAGCCCTGTGCCTGAATTTGGTTCAGGCCGGAGCCGGCTCGTGGAATCGAGTCGGACGGAAGATTCAGCCCCAGTCGCTGCGCTTGCGCGGCGAGATTCTCTGGACGCTGGGCAAGGAGACAACGACGTTGAACTACAACGGCAACACCCTCCGCATGGTCATCGTGTTCGACAAGCAACCGAGCGGCAACGCGATCCCGACGTTCGACACGGTGTTTGGGGTGACCGGTCAAGATGGAAGCGAAACCACCACGTATTTGAACAGTGTCAAGTACGACAACATGGACCGATTTTCGGTTCTGCGTGACTGCGTCATCAACTTCGAGCCACCGGTGTACAACAACGCCGCCGGCACGCAAAATCTCGTCGTGGTCACCCGACCATTCGACGAGTTCCTGACCCTCAAGGGCAAGGAGACCGTCTACCTCGGTCAGTCGGTTCCGATGACAATCGCCGACGTCAGCTCGGGCGCCGTCTACGTTTACTTCCGCGCGGCGGCGAACGTGAACCTGCAGAATCAGCTGCAGGTGAGTGCCAACTCGACGGCGCGTCTTCGCTACATCGATCCGTGATCGGCAAAGATTGAAAAATCCAAGAAAGTATCGTTTTTATAAACTATTCCTGCATAAAGGCAATGCCCTGAGCATGCCCCCACTCAATCCACTCCTCACAAGTCTCGCAGAGACCATCAACGTATAGCATGGTCATGCAACCGCGGCAGCGACGAAGCGGCGGCTGAGAATGAATATCCTCCACAGGAGACATAACGCACTCCGGCTCCGGTGTGCCAAAGAAAGCCCAATCGGCCATCAGATCGATTGGCTCATCAATAGCGGCAGCTTCCACTTGATTTTCCTCCACCACGGGGCGAACCCAGTTCGTCGTCATGTGAATGACCTCGCCGTGCTCGCCGGTCAACCGGCGTTCCATAGGCCCGAGGCCTACATTCTTCCACCATTGAGACGGAGGTTCGTTTGACGTAATAATAATACGTTTGGCGACAAACGGCGTAGAACCGCCCTTGTTTTGGACCATAATCGGAGTAGAGTCACAAAGACGCTGCATGGTAATGCGCTTAATCCAGCCGTAGAACTCGTCGATTACGACGACCTCCTGTCCATCGTAGCCGTCCCACCAGACCGTGCCGCCGTCCGGTTGCGGTAGCCAATAGGCGGAATCACCGGCCTCGAACTTGGCCCGTTGGCTTTTGCCAATACCCGGCGCGCCCCATAAGACGGTCACCTTGGTGATCCAGTCGCGCGCCAGGTGATGTTTGAGCTTGCGGTAGCGCTCAAATGCCTTGTAGTGACGCGCCCACGCGCCGAAGTGCGCCTCTGCGACATCCAACTCCGTTGCGCCGTTGTCGATCAATTCTTTGCAAGCAATCAAATCGCTGCGCTGGCCTTGGCCACTGGCAATGTCCGCATCACTGCCGTGTTCCCAATATCCTCCTAAACGTTGACCCGCGGCAGCGGTGCAATGTTTGCAGTCGCAACCGTCGATCGGTTTCATGCAGTAATGCTTAGCCTCTTCATGGCTGCCGAGACGCGGGGACCAGTGTGCCTCGTACACGGTCCACTTCTTAATCCACGCCAAGCGTTTCACGTTAGTGAATGCCACGTATCCTTGCAAGTGCTCCGTGCCTTGGTCACCTTTCTCGTGTTGCCAAATGACGTACTTGACGTCTGGCCACACGTTAGGCGGTAGCTGCTCAATCGTAGGGTTATTGATGGTGAAACACCAGAATTTGCCACGGAAATTCGACATCGTTGATGCGTCAGGAATTTAATAGAAAATAATTTTTCGATTTTTTTTTCCTCACCGAACTTCACGCCCGTCGTGAATTCCGGTGAATTTTCCCTTCTCAGGAATTTTTGGCAAAAAGTTTTAATTGCCAAACAAAAATGAATGAAATTCATTTCATCCACATCAACATGGCAACATCAACAATGAATGGTGAAACTAAAACTGGAAGTTCGACGGCGTCTGCTCAGACCGCGTTTGTCGAGGCGCAAGTGCGTCTTGGATACTCGATGGCCGATGTTCAGATGTGGCAAGCCCTTTGTCGGAAACTTTGCTTTTCTGACGAAGAATCATGCAACGCCATGCTGGTACTGCTCGACATTGCTCACACCCATGGAGTGTCCCCTGTGTCACTCGCTTCCATTGTTCGAGCCAGCGGCAAGAAGTCTCTCGACATGGCGGCTGCAGAGTGCCTCTTGGAATTCTATACCCCCGGCGAAAGCGACGACGACGAAGGAGAACAAGAAGACGACGAGGAAACACAGTCCGAGTCAATCAGCAAGCGGCAGCGCGCTCGCAAGTTCATCGATGATGAAGCATACGGCGACGATGAATGA